AGTATATAAACCCCAATTGTTAGACCACTTTGAATCTTTTCAACCACACTATCATGCAAAACGCAAAATTTACAGAATTCACAAAAGGTCAATTCCTTTTAAAAACAGAGTTAAGGCTGGGGTTAACATCAGCAGTGACAGTAGGTATCAATGGATATCATACTATCAAAGATAGGAAGTTAGTTAGTGCTAACTTACTAGGGAATAGTGCCGGAGAGAGACCGGCTCAAGGTGATCTGCCCGCACCTTTAGTCCCAAATGAAGTGGCTTTACCTCAAGTAGCTCAAATGGGGTTAGGTTTTACACCTCGCATGCGCAGACCTACAACTTGTAGCTCTATAGGTACTATATACGGAGGCAAACAGGTATTTAGAACAGCAACAGTTCAGGCCTCTGTCTTTGGATTAAATAGGGCCTATCTGACGACTGAAGGGGTACCGAGTCCATCTATGATAGAGAGACGACTCAAAGAGCTGAACGTAGCTACCGAAATAAAGGAGGCTAGGATAGGTAGGTACTTCAACGCCATTATGGCTAGTGGCTTTTATGATAATGCTACCTCTGTCCTGGTCTCAGCAATGATAGCGTACTACAAGGCGTTATTCTATGAGAAAAATACTTACACTACATATGATATAGTTATAGGCTATGCAGTAGCTAATGGTATCAAACGTAATGACGTCTATGAGACGATGATTGAATTGAGGAAATACTTGGTAGATACTACTAAACAGATGGGATGTCCTGAGGTATCTGAGTATCTTCTAGAACTCGCAGGTAGACTTTCTCAGTGGGTATCTGATAGCCAACGTGCAATGGCTGCCCTCACAGCTCAAGGCCGTCAGTTTAACGAGTCTGACTATGTTCTGGTTATGCCAGTGCAAATATGGGAAATGTACACCTATGATGACGGACATTCTCAAAGTGGTTTGCAATTTGGTAGTCACTTTGGGTTTAAGAGTAATCGTTTCTTGAGAGATCCCATAATGGTTCAGACTAGTACTTTAGACCTCCGGGTATTAGTGGCTGGCGATTACCAGATTCCCCTTAACGATGCTGCAGTTGATTCTGTAGCTAACCGGAAAGGGTACCTCAATTGCTCTGGGATGACAAGAGAGGAGATTAAAATATTAAATAAGATATTATCGGGGAACAAGCGAACAAGCCCGTTCCTCATAGATCAAGACCTAGATTTAGAAATTGGAGAGCAGGAAATCTATGCTTATCATGTGAATCCTATAGATGCACAGGCTGGATTAACCTATTCTAGTTCTATGGTGAAGACACTAATTAATAAACTAGTTATGAATCATAGATATTATGAAGATTTACTATGTGCACAGAACTATTTAGTAAACTGGTTGGCTCATCCAGCAACCGAGACGGTTGAAGCACACTGGTGGACAGGCTTACACAGAACGTTAAGCCTACCGAAAGTTGGCTTGAAAAGAGCTGTCTTTCCTTTCCTGATGGAAGGAGAGGCAGTGTGTTTGAGTGCTGATGCTCTGAATGCTTATCAAAAAGCGGAAGCTTTTAGTGAAACGTCTTTATGTACTTCACTGTTGCGCAATACTGCGTGGTACTGGGGCGAATATCTATTTAAAATAAATAAAAAGAACTCTCTTGAATTGTTGCGATCCTTGGCCTATCCAGATGATACAGCCATTGAAACCTTCAATAGAGAGCCAGTTATGGTCTCGGCCGTATTGGGAGAGAAGGTCACAGTACCTATCTATTCTCAAACTGGCACATACCTAACTACAGGCATATCTGTGAACCACAAAAACAGAGTTCGGTTTGGTAGAATTAATATTGATCATATGGCTGATTATGGGTATGAAGAGCGCAATAACAGTCTCATCTTCAATAATATAGTAATCCCGGGATGTGCCGCTTTGATAGTCGGTAAGTCGGGTAGTCTACTAACGAATACGCCATATGCATCTAGTTTCTTGTTGTGCGGACCAGAACGGGCTAGGAACAACTTAAGATTTGATTTATCCTACGAGTTCTATGATTTGTGGGCTCTCGGGGTGGTGAACCGCTGGCAAGGGTTTGACGTTCATTACCTGAGCACTTCATCTAACAGTGAGCACCGTTCATTTGCAGCAAACAACGTGAGCATCGCCACACCGCCTGTCTTGCCAAGAGCAGAGGACAACCAAGTGACTTTTAAGTTACAATCCATACGTCCTAGGACACATGAATTTGGGGACCCCATCGATAATAGGAATGGCATCGAGTGCAAATTCATTTGGACTAGATCGGACAGTTACCCAGTAGAAAAAGTTGATCACTGGGCACCTAGGTGTAGCGACTACATAACTAGTCACCATGTAGTTAGGAGTTTCAAAACAGTAGTCACAGATGTTCAGCACTATCAGGTAGCTGTATTTGGTAATTACAACATTGATGAATCGTTTTTTCACTTCGACATGGTGAGGTCAGGCATACCAATCCCAAGTGTCAAACCTCAGTTAGACTTACGAGAGGAGGCACCTGGAGAACCACCGACAATATCGACTGGCGAGCCGCAATTGATTCCTGCGGGTCAGGAATAACCCAGAGAGATCTAGCAAAGCTAGATACAATCGGTATTGACCTCAATACACCTGATGGCACAAGCAGGCTTGGTAAGTCCGATCTGTCTTTTAATAACAATGTTCCGGTGACATCAACTCTTGATGAGTTAATTGATACTAGTATAAACACTCATAGTAATATCAGAGGCGGCGGTAATATGGGAAGGGGTAGTAAACCGCCAAAAAGAAAGAATTTCGCGTATCCAACTTCTGTACTTATAACAGACAAGTCTATTGTCTCTGTACCTTTTGACTATTCTACACATAATTTATACGATATTATACCAGGTGTATGTATGACAGGAACTTATAATTATAACCTTGAAGGTGTTTCAGTTCCTCTATTATGCCAACCTATATTTGAATCTAATCTAACCTTACTTTATTTAAGTAATACGTATGATTTCCGCTGTTTGAATGAACCTCATAATCTGCGATTATCAAGAATACAATTTGGACCTAATTTATTTTCTTATGGTTACGTGTCTAGAGTTGATATACTTAGGTACGCACTATATCTTACACATGCGGGGGATAGGAGAGCTAATTACACATACAGACCTAACTCTATAGTTAAGAAGTGGTGTACTGGTGAGTTAAGTCCACCTATATCTAGGGTGTCTTCAGCTCATCTACGACATGTTTCAATTTATGAAGTCAGGAAATTAGGATTAGATTTCTTTATTACCGGAGGCAGGTCCTGGATATTACAATTAATTAATACTCTTAGTGGATTAGGGATGCAAGAAGCTCTCTTTGTAGGGTTGTTAACATGGGTTGCTAGCTTGCCAGATAATATAGCAACTTTAATAGCACAAAGCTCCATCTGGACATGGAAGTTTGATAGTATAGAACAATTTGCTAAACGCATCAAAGATGATTTCTCTCTCAGACTCAAAGCTCTTCAGAACAATGTTGACGTTGACCTCACTCCTTTCTTTGAATTTGAAGTGCTTGTAAACCGGGGTCTTGGAGCTGTTGACTGGGTCCAGGAACGGGAAAATAGAACTAAGCCTAATCTGTGTAATATTAACGGGGCTGAGATCTATTCTAGAGCAGTATTGTTGTTTCAGCAAATACGAGATCGAGGTGCTAAACCTAAGAAGACCACTTGGGAAGATTATTGGGCTATGCGTTGGGCTTGGTCACCTACTGGAGCTTATCATTCTCAATATGAGGAAGATAAAGAGTATATAGCAAGTGACCGGTCCCTTAAGCACAAATTTTATTCATTCAATCGTATGCCGGCATACCCTTTTACGAAGTTTTCAAGAAGACGAGCTGAAATGGTAGCTTGGTCATCCACCAAATATGAATGGGGTAAGCAGAGAGCAATATACGGGGTTGACGCTACCAGTTTCATAATGGCTGGATACTGTATGCCGAATATTGAAGAAATGTTATCAGAGAAATTCCCTATTGGCCAATCGGCTAATGAAGAAAATGTAGCTAAGACGGTCCAACAGGTATTGGCTAATGGAACACCTTTCTGTTTTGATTTTGAAGATTTTAATTCACAGCATAGTAATAGTAGTATGCAGGCAGTACTACGTGCTTATCACTCTGTATTTAATAATGACATGGTTCCCGATCAGATTACAGCTTTAGGATGGGTCATCAGGTCTCTGGATGAGTGTTACATTAATGACGTTGCTAACAATACTAAGTATAAAACAAGTGGTACACTATTGTCTGGCTGGCGATTCACTACAGTAATGAATACTATATTGAACCAGATTTATACGGATGTATGCTTGGATGGATTGAATGTGGTGAGCACGCATAATGGGGATGATGTCTTAATGTCTGTAAAAAATATGAAACAAATAGTCACCCTAGAACAACGAGCTAAGTTGTATAATATTAGAATTCAAAAGACAAAATGTTTCTTAGGAGCTATAGCAGAATTTCTTCGAGTTGATCACAAGGCAAAAACGTCT